CATGGGTCACCAGGGACAGGGAAACCGGGGCCGACGTGCGGCCCCGGGATGTCGGCGATCAGTGGTGGTCGTAAGACAGCTCGAAGGGCATGGTGCCCGCGCCCGCGGCATTGGCCGGGCCGGTGGCGATGATCTCGATCATGTTGTCGGTGGGCGCGGCGGCCAGGCCCAGCTGCTGCCAGGCGGGCAGGCCGTGCTTGGCGTCGCCCCGCGCGATCGGGGTCATCACGGCGGCCTTGGCCGCGTTGATCAGCGCGGTCGGGTTGCCCGGGATGCCGACCTGCACGGTGGCAAAGCCCCAGCCCGCCGTCGAAAACCAGGTGTCATCCTTCAGGATGGCATCGGCAGGGATGCGGGCCAGGACATAGGTCGAGGTCGCGCTGTCGGTCGCGCCATTGGCAATGGTGCCCTTGACCTTGACGGGGCGCCCGCGGGCGCGGGCGGGGTCGGGCGGGTTCTGGTCCAGACGCGGATCGACGATCAGGTCGGACGCAACGCGAAGAACGATGGGCATTTCGGGGTCCTCTCGGGATAGGGGAAAGCCCCCCGCGATCACGCAGAGGGCGAAAGCTCAGGCGCCGATCAGGCGCAGGGCATGATGATGACGCCCTTGTCCTGCACGCGGGTGCAGTCGCCGCGGAAGCGCACGCGGCAATAGGGCTTGTTGTCGGCGTGCGGGTCGGACCAGACATCGCCTTCGACGGGCAGCCAGACGCCCTCGACGATATTGGCCTTGGACCAGACGGCATAGAGCCGGTTGCCCGAGCTGTCGCGCGGCACGCGGTTCGACACGATCCAGTTGATGCCCAGAAGCGGCGTCGGCTTGCCGGTCTGCAGCTGCTGGATGTTGAAGGCATTCAGGTAGGTGCCCGACGCCGCCGCGATGGCGATCAGCGCATCCTTGCCCTTGGGGTCGATCAGGCAGTAAAGCGCGTCCATGTTCTCTTCGAGGCCGAAGTCGGCTTCGTTCAGGGTCTGGATCGCCAGGCGCAGCTTGTCGATCGTCAGGCCGGTGCCGCCGACGTTCAGCGCCAGGGTCTGGCCGGCGGGCAGCGCGGTGGTCGAGTTGGTCGGCCGCTTGCCCTCGATCGAGGTGCCATAGATCCCGCCGTCCGAAACCACATAGGCCCCGGCGATCTTGCGGACACCCAGGATGCGGTCCATCCGGCCGCGCTGGACGGCGGCGGTGTGCGCGCGCACCAGGTTCGAGGTGGGATCAGAAATCATGTCCCACTTGTCTTCGTCGTCGATGTATTGCCCCGACTTGATCTCGGGCGGGCGGATCAGCCAGCGGCGCGACCCGGTGACATTGTTCTCGATGTTCCGGCGGGACCGGTCATCCTGGTATTGGTATTCGATGGCATTCAGCAGATCGGCCGCCGTCATGGCTTCGCCGGTCCCGGTCACGGTGGTGACGGCTTCGAAGATGGGGAAGGACATCTGTTGGGCCACCATGGACACGTTGTCCTGGTAGGCAAGCCGCTGATGCGGCTCGAGCGCAGCTGCGATGGGCATGAGTGTTCCTCACGAAAAACAGGGGGCGTTGGGGGGTGTTTTTCGGAAGGGGTGCCCGGGTGACCCGGACCGTTCCTTGCGGTGACGCCCGCATGGGCGGCGGTCTGTCTCGCCGTCAGCAGGACCGTGGCGGATCTTGGGATCAGGCCAGGGGTGCCCCGCTATGGCATGTTATAGCTGGATTTTTTCCTACCACCAATAGAACGGCGGCGCCCGAGAACTCAGGCGCCGCCGCACTTCTGAAAAGTCAAGATGAATTATTTTCGTCTGGTCAGTGGGCCTTTCCCATGCTGACGGCCTGCAGGCGCCGGATTTCATCCTCGGCCTCGCAGCGATAGCGGGCAATGCATTCGACCAGGGCCCAGACAACCTGTTCTTGCGGGCCGGTCAGAACCCCGGCCAAGGTCGCGCGCAGGGCCATCTCGATGCCTTCCTGATTGTGCAGGGCATCCTGCGCCGCCTCGCTGCCGTCATAGACGTGTTGCATGGGATCAAGCATGGCCGACCTCCGCCAGAACGGCGAAGGGCAGCAGCAGCCCGCGCGACGACACGCCGCCCAGGGTCAGCACCCCGGGCAGGACGAAAACCCCCTCGATGGACGCCAGGGCCAGGCGGTGCCGCGCCCCGGACCATTTGCTGTCGGCAAAGACCGTGGTGCCATTGGCGACGAACAGTCCATCGTCGCGCACCCGCAGGCCCGCGCGGTTCAGGTCGGGGTTGTCCAGCCCCTCGGCCAGCCAGGCCGACACGGCCCGCCCGCCCAGGTCGCGCGACATCAGGTAAGCCAGGCAGGCGCGACCCTCGCCGGGGTCGGCCGTGACGCCGGGCAGCACCCGCGCCGCCGTGACATTCGGCATGTCCAGCATGGCCCACATCCGCCGCCCGGCGGCGACGCCGTGCAGCAGGCGCGTCTCGCGGATCAGCGACAACTTTTCCATCGTCGCCATATCCGACCCGAAGGGAACGGGGGCCGGGGGCTGGGCAGGCATCGCCGGGGCCGCCTCGGCCGCGATCCGCGCCGCCAGCTCGGCCTCCATCAGGTTGAAGGCCTCGATGAAGCGGATCTTCCACTCCAGCGCGGGCTTGCCGGTGAAGCCCATGACCAGCAGGGTGAAGCCGTCGCGGGTCATCTCATACATCGGACGGGCCTCGCCCTTGGCGTCGATGTAGTCAACCAATCCAAAATTGGATGCGTTGAAGTCTTCTGGCAGGTCCTCGATCAGCTTCTGGATGTCGCGCAGCACATGGCTGTGCTGCTTGCCGAACTTTTCGGCCACCAGGCGCGACGTGGTGCGCAGGTTCGGGGTGATCAATTCGTGGTGCAGGGCCATTTGGCGCTCCAAGGTTCAGGTGAACCCGGCCCCGCGTCCAAACGGGTGCCCGGGCAACAGCGGGTTGGACGACCGTCGAACCTTGCGGAAAACGGCACGCTTGCGCGTCCCACTGCGCCCGGACATGGAAAAGCCGCGCAAACGGCGCGGCCTGTGTCGTGCGCCAAGGTTCATTCGGGCGTCCACTCCCGGCAAGCCCGTGTCTGGCCTGCAAGAAAAGCTTGCCCGACTCAGCGTCTGTTGTCAACGTTCACCGACGTTTTGCGGAGGCCTTCTAAAAATGCTCGTTGGTATCCCCCTTGCGCTCGTGATTGTTTTTGCGCCTCGGACGATGAAAGGTCACCTGACGGCCTATCTCGTTTGTCTGGCAGGTCTTGCGGCGCTCAATCTACTTTTGGCGGCCCCGATGCTGCGGCACATGGGCAGTGCGGACTTCATGATGTTCGCCGCTCGGCTTGGCTTCATGCTCGCATTCTACGTTGCCGTCGTCGCGGGGATCACATCGCTTTGGCGTCGCTATTTCTATGGCTACTGGTGGAACGTCTAATACGCAGATGGTCGACATGAATACCGTCGGTAATACCGACGGTCATTTGCGCCAAGGGGGTCGTTAGTAGTGACCCCCTTGGCGGTTCTTCAACTACTGCTGGTCCTACCGCGACGTCCCGGCCGCGACACGCCGCAGCTGGTCCATGCGGGGCTGCAGGCCAGCCATGGCCTTGCGGTCGTTGGCGGCGACCGCCTTATACCAGTCGCCGCCCTGACCTTGCAGCTGGGCCAGCTCGGCCCGCGCCTCGGCCGGGGTCTGGGTCAAACCGCCACCGCCACCCGCGTTCAGGGCGACGATCGTGTCCTCGCCCATCGCCTCGCCGATGGCCGCGAACATGCGGATCACGGCCGCATCGCCGGTGCCCCGCGCCAGCGCGGACCCCATGGCGGCCATCGCCTCGGGCGACAGGCCGGCCTTGGCGGCGAAGGCCTGGGCGGCCTGCCGCGCCAGGTTGACACGCACATCGGTCTGCTGGCCCCAATCGGCCTCCAGCTCGCCCATCATCTTGGTCTTGGCCGCCGACAGATCGGCCTCGGCCGCACCGAACATGGACTTCATCTTTTCGGCGAACATGGCGACATAAGCGTTGTGCGCCTCGCGCGGGACGCCGTTCTCGAAGGCCACCTGGCGCGCCTGCGCCTCGAGGTCGGCATCCCAGGCCGCACCCTTCGGCCAGTCGGCGGGCGGCTGGACGGCATAGGCCTCGGCGGTATCCGGCAGGCCCAGGACCGCGGCATTGGCCTTCAGGAAGGCGGGCAAGGGCTGATCCTTGGCGGGGCGATCCATGATCGTGTCCAGCCCCTTGCCGATGCGCTGCTCGGCGTTGCGGGCGGTCTTCAGCACTTGGGGCAGCACCTCGGCCAGATCGGGCTTGGTCAGCCCGCGCGCCGTCAGCCAGTTGCGCTCTTCGGCGGTATAGGCCTGGCCTTCCCACCAGTTGGTCGTGGGCGCAGCAGGGGCTGCCGCCGCGGGGGGCGTTGCGGGGGGCGTTGCGGCAGCCGGCGGGGCGGCGGCAGGGGGATTGGCGACGGGGGGGGCATTGCCCCCGAGGGTCACGGCAGCGGCTTCAGACATTGTTGTCCTCCATCAGGTTGGCAAGTTCGGTGTGGGTCAGGTTCATCAGCGACAAAAGCTCGAGGCCCAGGTCGCGGCGCCCGGCCTCATAGGCCAGGCGGATGGGATCGAGGGACGCAACCTCGGCGTCTTGCCGGGGCTGCAGGGCCAGAAGGCCAGAAAGGCGGATGACGTCGCCCGCCAGCGCGCGCTCACGGTCGGCGGCGGATTTCCACCGCGCGCCATAGACGCTCGCCCCTTCGCGCGAGGGGAAGATGGTCCGCAGGATTGCCAGCTTGTCCCAGATCATGCGGTAATCCTTTCTGCGGCCCAGCCGCCCCATTGGTCGGCGCAGGCGTTTGCGATGCCCGCGAATGTGCGGCTCCTGATTTGCCAGCGATCCGGCCCCGGCGGCGCACGATGGACCGCCGACCAGCGCTTGTGCTCGTCAGTCCCGGGCGCGGGCGGGGTCAGCTCGTTCGTCGCGTAGAGCGGCGGCAGGCCTCGCAGGTAAAAGCCCGTCGCCTTGAAGGCCGCATCGCCAAACCACCACGGCTGGACGATTTGTGGGCGCGGAAGATCGGCGGGCATCCGGTCCCGGGCAAGGTCGTTCATCTCTGGGTTTTCCAAGGCAACCCGCTCAATTGGCGCCCGCCAGCAGGCGGTGAAAAGGTCAACCCCGGCCTCAAAATCGCCCTTCATGTCGTCCCATGTGCGCCCGTTCGGAAGCTTCTTCGGCAGTGTCCATTTTCCAGGCCCGCTCATCCACCGCCGCCCAGAGCGGCACAGTCTCGTGCATGGCGGGTGCATCACCGCCAAGAGGTCCCATCCGTAATTCAAGAGGTCGCGCACATCGCCGACGATATGACGGTTCGATCCATCCTCGGCAGGCAGAAGGTCGCAGGACCAGGTGTCGTGACCGAGGGCGCTGAACGCGCGGCGCATCACGCCTGACGTCTCGCATGCGATCAGAACCCGCAATGGTGGCCCCGGGCGCGCACCCCCGCGCCGGATCAGGTCATCTTCAGCCATCACGCCCCCTGCCCTTGCATCGCGGCGAGGGCGGCGCGGGCGTTTGCAAGTGTTGCCTGCCGTCCCGGAAATTCGAGGTTCCATTCGTCCATCGCAGCAAGCACGATCATGTCCCGCAGCGCCTCCACGAGCGCCGCCACATCGGGCGCGGGCTGCACGGCATCTGGCCCCATGGCGATGAGGTCAGCAGCCATGCCGATCGTCAGTGCATCTTGATGCTGGCCCTTCTTGACCAGGTCATCCTGCAAGTCCCTCAACAGCTTCTCCGCCGTGCCGCGCCGGATCAGGTCATCTTCACTCATCACGCCCCCTGCCCTTGCATCGCGGCTTGCGCCCCGGCCATGTCCTTCATCGCCCCGGCGCCCTGCTGGGCCAGCTGGGCCATCTGCCCCAGCTGCTGGACCTGGGCCTGCGCCTGGGTGATCGCGTCGGCGGCCTCGCGCGACCGGAAGGCCCGGGCGGGGGCGCCGCGCGCCTCGATCAGGACCTCGAGGACGCCATCGGGGTCCAGCCGCGCGGCATAGCGCGGATCGACCTGGATCAGCGGCGTGATGTCCTGGATAACGCGCAGCATGGCGTTGCCCTCGGTCGACCGCTGGGCGGCGGCGGCGGCCGAGAGATAGGCGATGCGCAGCTCGGCCCCGGCCAGCCCCTCGGGCGGGGGCGGGATCTGGCCGGCCCGCCACAACAGGGCAAAGCGCCGGGCGATCTTGGGGGCCAGGAACTCTTCCTGCACGCGGCCCTGGTGCGGGGCCCAGAGGCGCTGGCGCTCTTCGGTGATCGTCATGATCTCGGTCGCGGTCATGCCCGTGCGGCCGGACAGGTTCATCAGGC